TGCACGAAAAGGCCATCCACACCGACCACAGAGCCGTAAGGACTAGCGGTGAATGGTTCAATATGGACATAGACCAGGGGATCGAGGCCATAGAAGTCGAGGTGGACACCTACGAACATTTCGAGGAGCGGGCCCGGAACGGTGAGTTTGCATGAGCCGCTGGTTCCGGGTCTACGACGACGCCATTAATGATCCCAAGATTCTGAAGCTTCCAGAGGCCACGCGCTGGCATTGGATAGCCATGCTCTGCATTGCCTCAAAGAATGATGGAGTTATCCCCGCAACCGACGACGTGGCTATCTCTCTTCGTGTCAAGCCGGCTGCGGCGGCGGCCATCATCGCCGGGTTAAAAAACGCTGGACTTCTCGACTTGGTGGACGGCCGTTTCGTTCCGCATAATTGGGACGGCAGGCAATTCAAGAGTGACGTTTCAAATGAGCGAGTGAAACGTCACAGGGAACGCAAGCGTAACGTTACAGAGGCCGTTACAGTAACGCCCCCAGAAGCAGAGACAGAACAGAAACAGAGCAGAACAGACGCGCGCTCTGATTTGCAAAAGCGGGTAGGAGATTTCCGGCAAGCAATCGTGAAAGCATTCGAGGCGGCCAACTCTCCGACGATGATCGAGACGTCACGCGCCGAGCTCTGGCTGACCCAGGGTTACCAGGAGGATATCTGCCTCGCAGTAATCTCCGAGATCGTCCGTAAGAGGCCGTCGATCACGACGCTCAACTACTTCGACAACGCCATCAAGGAAGCGCACGCCAGCAAGGCCCCGCCGCGGCAGACGTTCGAGATTGCCAACCCCACCGCGGTTGACTGGGAAGCCATTTGCGCGAGCTACAAGAAATTCGGGCATTGGTCGAAGCAGGGTGGCAACTCACCGGATTCTGGTAGCTGCCGCTGTCCGCCCGAGATCCTGGCAAAGCACGGGATAGTAGTTCCGACTGGTGAGCCTGATCGGCCGCCAGCCCTTCGAGCTATGTAACGCGTCCAACTACATCACACCGGGGCATCACAGTGGCAAGAACGAGACGCCGACAGCCGAACGACCTGAAGAACGTGCACGATCGACGGGCTTCAGATTCCAATCGAGGGGTAGAAAACTATCTCACGCCAAAGGAAGTGGATGATCCCTATGAGCAGGGCGGGAAGATCATTGTGATGCGATCAACCCGAGATGATCCACTGGCAGACCTTCACGCGCGGCACATGATCGATGAAGCGCAGTATCAATCGGGGAGGGCGTTTCAGAATGACTTTGAAACGGCCGAGAGGGGGCCTAGGGCGATTGATCCGAGCAAAGAGGCCGTGGATGGCGGCTTGATGCCAGAACCTATCACCGAGGCCCAGAGGCGGGCTGCAAGGCAACTGGCGATCATCTATCGGGCGCTCGGTCAGGATGGCTCGGCAATTGTTCATGCTGTGCTGGTCCATAATCAGACCCGGAAACAGGTGGCCTCGGCGCGGGGGCTGATCGGGGAGCGTTGGGAGAAGTACTATGGGCTTCGCTTTCAAGAATGCCTTGACTGTATGGCACTAGTCTACGGCTTTGCCACCCATACCCGGTAGGGGTACTTGACAGGACCAGCAAATCAGGGGTAAATGCCCATCGTCGCAAGAATTATAAGCCCGCCGGGAGAAATCCTTGGCGGGTTTTTCCGTTCGGGCGGCACTAAGAGCAAACCGCGAGACTACTCCCCCTGCGATGCGCCGATTACGTGCGCCGAGTCCGCATAGCCTGGTGCTGCCCGAAACCCTTTTGGAGGATGAATGTCCGCAGTCGTTTACCAAATGCGCGATTATCAGTCCAAGAAAGACATCGAGCGCATGCAGCGAGAGCTAGAGAAGGAAGCGGCGAAGATCCTGGCTGAGGTGCCGTATGGGGGCAAGGGCATCGACGGGATGGATCTGGGGAAAGAGCCTGCATGACACTAAATCTCAGAACCGGAAAGCCGGTACTTTACGAATGTCCGGAATGTCACGAGATGATGCGTGGCTTGACGAATGGCCATTGCGCCAAATGCGAGCAGCGCAAACAGGCAGATGAACCCAAGCGTTCTTGATGGAATTGCCGACAGCCTATCCAACGCGGTCATCGACGAGAACTGGAAACACCGAGTGGGCAGGCAGACGGAGCTGAGAGCAAAGTTCAACGCTCCTGACCTGACTATCCGATACATGGGCCATTTCCAGATTATAAACGTGGAAGGCCAAGAGATTACAATCGGCGCGCTGGCGACTGACGAGCAGATTGCGACAGAAATCAACAAGATCAGGCAGATAACCGAGAAACCCAAGATGAGCATCACGGGATTAAAATCCGGCGCCTTCAAGGCGATGCTGGAAGAGATGAAGACCGAGATTGGCAGCCTTCAAAGCCAAGGCGTGGCTGATGTTAAGGCCGCGACGGTGCAGGCTGCAAGCGACATCAAGACGACGGTCGATAATGTCAAGGCCAAGCTCAAATCTGAGGTTGCTGACGCGCTTCAGGAGTTTGCAGAGTTCACGAATGGGGGGCCGGAATGAGCTACGCAGCGGACGACACGCAAGCCATTGCCCAGCGCCTCAAGGAGATCGAGGCCGATCGCCAACTAGCTTTGACTGGAAGCAGTGCACCAGTGAAAGAGCCCAAGACTTTTGGCGAGTACGCGGCTGGTTGGCCTTATCAAGCGGCGACCGACTATGACCCAGCTTAAGTCGCTCGCCCATCCTGAATGGCCCTACGCGGGCACAGCGCACGAATGGCGCGGGTTTGTGAAGAGCGAGAAGAAGGCTGCCCCCGTTCAATATGAAGATCAGATGGTTGCGATGCAAAACTCACGGCTGCGCGGCATCTACCAGAAGCAGAACTTCGGACCGGACTTGGACTAATGGGCGCAGATAGAGCAAAGCGCAAACAGCGCGGCGGTTCAGTTTTGGGCATGGATTGGGAAGACAATACCCGCCAAAAGATCCAAGCCAGCCAAATTACTAACCGTTTGATTTCCTTTGTCGAAGGCTCAATTACGCTAGAACCTGCACAGGTTACCGCAGCGGGCATTCTATTGCGCAAGGTTCTGCCTGATTTAAGCGCGAGCGATAACAAGACAGAGGTTGTTCACCGCTATGTTGCAGATGTGCCGGAAGTAGCGGCGACGACCGAGCAATGGCAGCAACAGCACGCGCAGACTATTCAGTAGTTTGGTCGGCGCAGACAGGACCACAGCGCGCCCTTATCAGTTGCCCGGTCTTTGAGGTTTTCTTCGGGGGCGCACGAGGCGGCGGCAAGACAGATGGGGTTCTAGGCGACTTCATTCGTCACGCCAGCCTGTATGGCAAGAATGCCATCGGCCTGATGATCCGCCGGCAGCGGACTGAATTGATTGAGACGATCGAGCGAAGCAGGGCGATTTATACCCCGCTTGGCTGGACCTACCACGAACAGGACAAGATGTGGCGAGCGCCTGACGGGGCTCGGCTTCGGTTCGCCTACCTAGAGAGGGATGCGGATGCAGAAGCATACCAGGGCCACAGTTACACGCGGCTCTACGTTGAGGAAATTGGCAACTTCCCAAGCGACAAGCCAATCCTCAAGCTCATGGCAACTCTCCGAAGCGGAGCGGGTGTGCCTGTTGGATTTAGGGCTACCGGCAATCCGGGCGGTCCCGGTCATCAATGGGTGCGCGCTAGATATATTGATCCTGCTCCCTTGGGCTATCGCGTCTTTAAAGATCCATTGAGCGGGTTGGAGCGGGTTTATATCCCGTCGCGGGTGAACGATAACAAATACCTGGGTGAGAGCTACGTCCAGCAGCTCAAGGCGTCGGGCTCTGAGCAACTCGTTAAAGCGTGGCTGGAGGGCGATTGGTCGGTTATCGACGGCGCGTTCTTCGATTGCTGGGACAGCAAGCGTCATATCGTCAGACCTTTCACGATACCGAAAGAGTGGACACGATTCCGATCGGGAGATTGGGGCTCGGCGAGTCCGTTCTCGTTCGGCTGGTGGGCCATCGTTGATGATCCGAAGACGCAGGATGGCGTAACGCTGCCGCGCGGCTGTTTGGTGAGATACAGCGAATGGTATGGCATGCAGCCAGGCAAGCCCAATACGGGCCTGAAGCTCACTGCCGAGCAGGTTGGGCAAGGCATCTGGGAGCGCGAGAAGAACGACCCGGCGCTGTCCTATGGCGTTCTGGACCCCTCAGCATTCAGTGAGGACGGCGGCCCATCGATCCATGAGCGGATTATGCGGGGCTCTGGCAACAAGGTTATATTCCGGCGCGCAGACAACAAGCGTGTGCCTGGTAAGGGCGCGATGGGTGGCTGGGATCAAATGCGGTCTCGGATGGTCGGCGATGCTGATGGCAATCCGATGATTGCATGTTTTTCCACCTGCGTTGACAGCATTCGGACGATACCGGCGCTGCAACATGATGAAGCCAAGCCGGAAGACTTGAACACGGACATGGAAGACCACGCTGCGGACGATTGGCGCTACGCCTGCATGTCGCGGCCGTGGGCAAAAGTTATCGAGCCCGCAGAGATCAAGAACCCCTCGGGCTATCGCACCTATGAATCGGAAACCGCTGACAATGACTGGATATCCTATTGAGTGATACCGGATATGCCATAGGCGGCTCGGTATCCACCTATGGCGGCGTCAGCAACGACAAGAAGGGCGATGACTACTGGCCCCTTTCGCGTTGCAAGAAGGCGTATCTGGATTACCTCGGCAATAAGACCGCTGAAATCGAGGAGCAGAAGGAAGCGCGACGGTATTACCACGGCGCGCAGTGGACTGCGGACCAGCTCAAGACCCTCAAGAAGCGTCGGCAGCCGCCATCGACCAAGAACCGCATTGCCCGCAAGATCGATGGCACGATTGGTCTCATTGAGCGTCTACGGCAAGATCCGAAGGCTTATCCCCGCACACCCCAGCAGGAACAGGGCGCAGAGCTTGCTACGGCGGTTCTGCGCTATGTGCTGGACGAGCAGGAGTGGAAGGCAAAGTCTCCTGAGTGCGCCCGTGACGGGGCTGTAGACGGCATTGGCGGCCTTGAGATCGAGATCGAGGAGGGCGATCACGGCGACCCTGAGGTTGGGTTCGATATCGTTGAGCCTGACTCGTTCTTCTATGATCCCCGGTCTTACCGGGCTGACTTCTCTGACGCCAGCTATATGGGCCAAGGCAAGTGGGTCGAGATCGACGCCGCGAAGGAGATGTTTCCCGACAAGGCGGATCAGATCAGCGGGCTTGCCGAGGATGGCAGCGAGCTAAGCTCCAATCCAGACCGCGAGCAAAAGTGGTTTTCGTTTGACGGGGCAAAGAAGCTCGTTCGGCTCGTTGACGTTTGGTACAAGCACAAGGGCACATGGTGCTGGGCGATCTTCACGGGGTCGGTGATCCTGATGGAAGGCGAATCCTACCTTGTTGACGAGAAGAACAAGGGCACCTGCAAGTACATCATGTTCTCCTGCAACGTTGACCATGACGGAGATCGTTATGGCTTCGTGCGGCACATGAAGTCCTCGCAGGACTCGTTCAATTTCAAGCATTCCAAGCTGAACCATATCCTTGCCTCGCGCCGGCTGATTATGAGCCAGGGCAGCGTGCAGGATGTGGAGAAGGCCCGAACCGAATGGGCCAGAGATGACGGCGTTGTGCTGATCAACGGCAATGTCAACGATGGCATCAAGGCCGATGACCGGACCTTCGACTTCGCTGGCTGGGCCAAGCTCCTCGAAGAAGACAAGATGGAACTGGACAATTACGGGCCTAACCAGGCTCTGATCGGCGACATCCAGAATCAATCGGGCCGCGCCATTCAGTTGCTTCAGCAAGCCGGAATGGCTGAGCTTGGGCCGTATATCCTGGGCTATCGTGGCTGGAAGGTGCGGGTTTATCGCGCGATCTTCAATGCAGTTCAGAAATACTGGCAGGCCGAACGATATATCCGTGTGACGGATGACGAAGGCTTAGCCCAATTCATCCAGATCAACGGAGTTGGAGTAGATCCGAATACGGGCTACCCGACGATGGTCAACGCGCTGGGTTCTCTGGACGTGGATATCATCCTGGATGAGGGACCGGATACGGTCAACGCGCAGGCAGACGTTTACGAGACGCTGACGCAGGTTCTGCCATCGGTCGCCCCGATGCTGACCCCGCCGCAGGCACAGGCCGCGGTCAAGGTACTGATCCAGACCTCGGCATTGCCGGAGTCGGCTAAGAAGCAGTTCCGCGAAGCTTCCGAGCAAAAGCCCGATCCGATGGCAGAGCAGGCCAAGCAAATCGCATTGGCGGGCGAGGCTGCGAAGGTAGACGAAACCAAGTCCAAGGTCGCGCTCAATTTGGCCAAGGCGCAGGAAGCCGCAACGCCTGAGATAGGCGCACCGCAACAGCCGCAGCCTGACGAACTCCCGATGGAAGTGCAGATCGCGCAGGCTGTCGCTGAGATTGTCGAGAAGCACGCCAGCGCCCGGCAGAAGGATGCTGCGGCCCACAAGACTACGGTTGAGGCTGAATTGGCACCGCAGAAGGCGGCTGAAGAGGCCGAGCTGGCTCGGGCGAACTTCCAGCAGGGCATCAAGGACAGAGACGCGGATCGCAAGATTGCAGCGAAACAGAAGGCTAACGCATGAGCACGCTTTGGATCAAAGAACACGAGACAATGCCGATTATCTCGGGCAACCCCCAGATTTGGGCAGAACCCGCCCCGATCGAGCAGACTGTCACGGTGAGCGGCACGTCGGCTCAGTCGGCAGCATTCAACGCCAAGACCAAGTTCATCACCATTACCTGTGATGGCATCTTCTCGTATCTTGTATCCACCAATCCAACTGCGGCAACGACGAACTTCCGCGTTGAGGCGGGCAACATCCTAACGTTTGCCGTCCCGCCTGCCTACAAGATCGCGGCCATCACGAATACCTAAGCCTCCCTTTGGGTTGAGGCACGAAATCGCACGAGCCGGCGACATTGGCTCAAATCACGCACGCCAGCAGCGATATGCAGGCATACGTTCCGCCACGATACGGCGACCTGAGGAAACATGGACATCGAAGACAAGGAACTGTTTGACTCTGCACTGAATGATGAACCGATTGAGGTGACGGCGGATGAACCCGTTGCCGAACAGCCGGTTGTTGACGGACAGCCACGCGATGATCAGGGACGGTTTGCCGCCAAGGCAGAACCCGAACCTGTAGCCGCCGAGCCGCAAGGCAAGGATGAGGCATATGTCCCGTCATGGCGCCTGCGAGAAATGCGTGAGGAGCGGGAAGCGGTTGAACGCCGTTTCCAGGAAACTCAAACGCAATGGCAGCGCCAGATTGCTGAACTGCAAGCCAGATTGCCGAAGGATGAGCCTAAGCCGGCTCCCGATGTGTTCGAGGACCCCAACAAGTTCTTGGAGTACGGCGTTCGGCAGCATGTAGATCCGATCCGATCCGAAATCACCCAGCTCCGCGAGGAATACTCAAAGAAATGGGCCGAGAAGGAACACGGGCCGGAGAAGGTCAAGGCTGCGTATGACTGGGTAGCCCAAGGGATGCAAACCCGCGATCCCGAGGTTTCGGCTGTCTATCAGCGCGCGATGCAGTCAATGGACCCCTATGGGGAGATCCTGAAGGCGCATCAGCAAAAGGCCGTCTACAGCCAAATTGGCAACGATCCCAACGCATGGTTCGAGAAAGAACTGGAAAAGCGTTTGGCCGATCCGCAGTTCGCATCAGCACAGTTGCAGAAGATGCAGGCCGCCGTCCGAGCTCCAGGCTCCCAGGCACCAAACCAAATCAAGTTGCCTCCGTCGATCGGCAAGGTGCCGTCATCTCATTCCTCGTCTGACGACGTGGCTGACATGAGCGACGCGGGGTTATTCGCACACGCAATGCGCTGACCCACTCCGCATAACGAAAACAGGCCGCCTTCGGGCGGTTTTTTTGTTGGGCGGATGACAGCGCGGAAAGGTCACTGAAATGGCTGTCACTACCATCCAGGCCAACAACAAGTTGGTTAAATATACCCAGGAGATCAACCGCGAATACGTTCGTGGCAATCTCTTCTCGCCCTACATGGGCACCGCTCTCAATTCGATCATCCGCATCAAGAACGAGCTGAAGGCCGGCGGCGAGGAAATGAACCTCCCGATCGTCACCCGCCTGACCGGCGCTGGCGTTTCGACCGGCACACTCGTTGGCAATGAGGAGCAGATCGAAAACTACGGCATGCGCGTTCGCCTCGATTGGGCTCGCCACGCCGTCACCACGACCAAGGCAGAAAGCCAGAAGGACTCGGCGGACATCTTCGGCGAAGCAAAGCCGCTGCTGTCTGACTGGGGCAAGGAGCTTCAGCGCGACGAGCTGATCGCTGCCTTGATGGCGCTGCCTTCCGAAACGTTGCCCTCGACCGGCGTTCGCGTCAACGGCATCCAGTACGATCTGGCGACCGCTGCCCAGCGCAATACCTGGAACGCGGCCAACTCGGATCGTGTGCTGTACGGCAACTCGACTGCCAACTACAACGCGACCCACGCAACCGCGCTTGCCAACGTTGATACCACCAACGACAAGGCGACCGCTCCGAACCTCGCATTGCTGAAGCGTATTGCCATGAATGCGAGCCCGAAGATTCGGCCGTTCAAGACCTCCAACGGTTATGAGTATTATGTTGCGTTCGCCGGCTCCAACACGTTCCGCGATCTCAAGGCGTCTCTTGAGACGATCAACAAGGATGCGCGGCCTCGTGAGCAGAACGGCGTGGACAAGAACCCGCTGTTCCAGGATGGCGACCAGATCTACGACGGCGTGATCATCCGGCAGGTGCCCGAAATCTCGTCCTTCGTGACCAACGTCTGGACGACCCTCAAGACGGCTGGCGCTTCGTCCGCCCGTGTCGAGCCCGTGTTCCTGTGCGGTCAGCAGGCGGCGGCGATGTGCTGGGGCCAGATGGCGAAGCCCACCTTCCGCAAGGAAGATGACTACGGCTTCATCACCGGCACCGGCATCGAGATGGCTTACGGCGTCTCGAAGATCTTCAAGAAGCATCCCGCGTCCGGCTCGAACCTCGTTCAGTTCGGCATGGCGACGGGCTTCTTCGCGTCGGCGACCGATTGATAGGAAAGGACAAAACACATGGCTACTTCTCTCAATACGTCCCGCCCGGTTCTTGACCAGGACGGGCGCGAAGGCCAGAGCCGCATTCGGACTCTGACTGCCTCTACCACTATCACTCAGGAACTGCACGACGGACAGACCCTGCTTATGGGCGCGTCCGGCGCTGCGTTGACCTTTACGCTTCCTGCCGCTCTCGGCACGGGCGCAAAGTTCAAGTTCCGCGTGGGCGTGGTCAATACGTCGAACTACATCATTCAGGTCGCCAACTCGACCGACGTGATGGGGGGCGGCGTGATCGTGAATGATGACTCTGCGACAGGCGTGCAGGGCTTCGACACGACTGCGACGGCTGGTGCGGACACTATTACCCTCAACGGCACCACCACGGGCGGCGTGAGCATTGGTGACTGGGTCGAGCTTGAAGACATCAAGTCCGGCTTCTGGGGCGTTACCGGCATCCTAACGTCCTCGGGCACTGAGGCCACGCCGTTCTCGGCTGCGGTCTAACGCTACTTGGGCGGGGCTTCGGCCCCGCTCTTCTCTTTTGAGGGCTTGGCATGGTCGATACCGTAAAGACCCGAACGCAGCTTATTCACCGAGCTTTAGCGGCTATTGGTGCGCTTGAGCCGGGCGAGGCGCCGAGCACTGAAGACTACAACACGATGGATAACCTCGTTGATCCCCTGATTGCCCAATTGGCGGCAGACCAGGTGGTATATATCGACGACTCCGAAGAAATCCCCGTGGCGTATTTTATCCCGCTTGCGAACCTGCTGGGGAATATGGCTGGCCCGGACTTCGGCTCACCCGTCAATGATGACGCCAAGGCGCGGGATGAAATGTTCCTGCGGAAAATTACCTCGACGCTGCCGACCTACGAAGCCCAAAAGGGCCACTATTACTGATGGCTCTCGCTCCTGTCGTCTTCCCAACCTCAACCTCTCCGGGATTGAGGGCGTCAGAAGGCGCGGGCAGGCTTATCAATTGCTATGCTGAACCAATCGGCGAGGGCGGGCGGGATATCGCCGTCCGTCATAGATCCCCCGGCCTGACGAACTTCGGCACGACAGCCCGCACAGGCTGCCGAGGCATGATCGAAGTTGGCGGCGTTCTTTACGCGGCTTTCAGCGGTCAACTAGAGAAGTTCACCACGGTCGGCGGAGCATCAACCAATGTCGGCACGCTCAACGGGACTAAAAAGGGGTTCTTCGCGCGAAATAACGCGGCAACGCCTGATAAGGTATTCGTTGATCCTGATGGGAACATCTACACCTTCACGGCCGGCGCCACCACAAGCGGATTCGACGTTGACCTTCCCTCCCCCAACTCCGTCACCGACCTCGACGGATACCTAGTTTTCTCCATTGGCGACGGGCGAGCGTTCGCAACCGACCTGAACGCCGTCACAGTCAACGCGCTGTCCTTTGGCAAGGCCGAGTCCAAGCCGGACGGGCTGACCAGGATTGTCACTTGGGGCCAGCGCCTTCTGATGTGCGGCCCTGAGACGATAGAAATATGGAACGACCAGGGCCTTTCCCCATTCCCGTTCGCGCGGTCTGAAGTCATCCCGGTTGGGATTGCCGGGCCGTACTGCATCACGGGCTTTGAGCGCAATTTCTCCAAGGGCATCTTTATCATTGCGGGAGACAATACCGTTCAGCAGTTGAACGGCTATACGTTCGGCAAGATTTCCACGCCTGACCTTGACGGACTGATTGAGGACGTTAGCGACAAGACCGAGCTAGAGATGTCTTGCTACAGCTCGCGGGGTCATTCGTTCATCGAGATATCATCCACGACATGGACGTGGGTTTACAACATCAATAATCAGAGGTGGCACGAGCGCAAGAAGTACCTCGGCAGCCGCAGCCGGATCACGAACACCTATTACGCCTTCTCCAAGTGGCTTTGCGGCGATACCGAGACGGGCAACATTCAGCAGATCACGGACGTTCAGCTTGAAATAGCGAACCCTATGGTTTGTGAAGTGTGGTCGGCGCCGGTTCAGAACTTTCCCGCGCGGGTTCGGGTTGCCTCGGCCTACTTTGATTTTTCGGTTGGCGTCGGTGTTGCGTCAGGAACCGACCCGATTGCGACAGATCCCACGGTTGAAATCTCATGGTCAGACGATGGCGGGCAGACATTCTCGACGCCACGGCAACGCAAGCTTGGTCGGCAGTCGCGGGGCCTGACACGTATTCGGATCAACCAATGCGGCACCAGTGGATCACAAGGGCGCATATGGCGCGTTACCATGTCAGATCCGGTTCACTTTGGGCTGATGGGCGGGCAGATGTCTAGCGAGCTTCGCTCTGCATGAGTACTCGCAAGACCATTCCGGATACCGATTCCGCGGTTCTGCGAGATACCGGCAAGCTGTCGGTTGAATGGCGTGAATTTCTAAAGGATGTGGACCTTCGCAGTCATAGTACCGCGGTTAGTGTAACAGCCCCGACGAACGGTCAGGTGCTGGCTTACAATTCGACCACCGGGCTTTATACGCCAACGACGCCAACGACATTCTCGATAACCTCCATAACCGCCGCGCTAGGTGCGGACGTGGCAATGGGCGCGATTAACAATGTCGCAGATGGTCCAAGCATAGCGCAGGGAACGACAGGAACGTGGTTCGTCTCCGGCTCGGTGACGGTTCTGGATACTGTAGGCGTATCAGAAATCGACTGTAAATTATGGGACGGGACAACGGTTGTAAGTTCTGGTTCGGCGGAGGTCTCGACGCAGGCCGCCTCCCAACCGCAAACGGTTCACCTCTGCGGGATCATCACATCTCCAGCGGGCAATCTCCGAATTAGCTGCAAGAACATCAGCCGGGCCACGGGCGTCATCAAGTTCAATCAGAGCGGATCGTCCAAGGACAGTTCGATCACGGCAATCCGCATTGCCTGAGCAGAAAGCAAATCATGGGCATTTTTGACATCTTCACCGGCGCTCCCGCAAAGGAGGCGGCCGAAAAGAACTCTGCGCTGCTTCAGCAGAATCAGCAATCCGGCGAGGCCCGGCTTGCGCAGGGGCAGAACAACTCCCTTAAATCCCTGGATACGGCAGGCAGCTATTACGCGCCGCTGTCCCAGAAGTACGGGCAGGGGACGAACCTCTATCTGGACAGCCTCGGCGTAAATGGCGCTGACGGTAATGCGCGGGCTACTGGCGCGTTCCAGGCGGGGCCGGGCTATCAGTACCAGGTACAGCAGGCGCTCGACCAGACCAACCGCGCTGCGGCTGCAACGGGCAGCCTGAACGGCGGCAATACCCTTGCGGCTTTGTCCGATCGCGCCGGCAATATGGCCAATCAGGAATACGGTAACTGGCAGACAAGGCTTGGCGGATTGATCGCGCCTGAGTTTCAGGCGGTCGGCGGTCAGGCAGGAGCCGAGGCGAGCAAGGTGCCGGTGTATCAGGGCACGGCCAACTCAATTGCCAACCTCGGAACTCAAACCGCGAACGGCATCGTGAACCAGAATACGCAGTCGGCTAACGCTGAGATGGCGGGCTCGGGCAATCTCTGGAATTTCGGTCTCAATGGCCTTTCGGCACTTGCTTCCGGCGGCGGCACCTCGCTGCTTGGCGGGTTGAAGGGCCTCAATCTCGGTCAAGGCTTGTTCGGTGGCGGCAGCCCGACTGGATACGGGAAATAATCGATGGCAGAACTAACCGTTCCCCGTGTTGACTTCTCCCCTCTGGGCCAGTTGGGGAACGTCTATCGCAAGGCGCAGGAAGACCAGATGCGCCAGCAGACCCTTGCCAGCCTTGGTCAAGGGACGGATGCGGACGTTAACGCGCTGTTGAGATCCGGGGATCTATCGCTTGCCCAGCTTGGCGTTGCGATGAAAAACCGATCGAGCGATGACATTTGGCGGCAGCAGGAAGCGGCGCGTCAGGCCTCTCAATTCCAACAGACGCTGGCATTGCAGAAGCGAGCCGCAGATCGGGCCGATGACCCGACGCCAGACAACTTTGTCAAAGATCCTAATGCGCCCGGCGGGTATAGGCCGATTGGTCCGGCCGACCCCGCCTATCAAGCGCGGGTGGCCGCTGAAACAGCCCGAGCAAAGGGTGACGTCCCGACAATTATTGGGGCTGGAAGCTCCGTCATCGTACCGAATAAAGCATCTGAAGGAGCTATTTTCACTAATAAGCCTGCGGCGGATTCATCTCTCGATGATCAAACGACGGACCTTCTCGCAAGGCGCAGCATTCAAGGCGATACTAAGGCGCTTGTTGGCCTCGGTCGAGGCGCACAGGGGGCGGAAAATCTTCTCAAGATTCAGCGGCGGGTCGCTGAGATCGCTAAGGCGGAAGGCTTAGACGCAACTGATATCCTGAACAATAACGCCGTGCAGGCCGGCCGCATGTCGGAATCTCGCACTCTGGGCACTAAGTCAGCGCACTTCGGTGTTGCTGAAAAGGCAATGGAGGAGTCGCTTCCGATCGCGCTTGAGGCGTCAAAGGCAGTTCCCCGTACTGCATTCCCGGTTATCAACCAGCTTATCTTGACCGGCAAAACCAATGTTGGTGATCCGAACGTCAAGCGCTTCCTGATCGCCACCGATACTGCGGCAAAGGATTATGCACGAACCATTAACCCGAACGGCACCACCCGCGAAAGCGATATCGCCTATGCGCGTAAGATTCTCTCAATGGCTGATGGTCCGGAAGCTTACGAAGCCGCGCTTGGTCAGTTGAAGGTTGAGGCCGGTGTCACCAAGCGGGCTATCGAACGCCAGAAGAAAGAAGTCCAGACGCAAGGGAAGTCAGAAGCTGGGCACACGGAGGCCAAAACGACGACATTCAGTGACAGGTTTAATTCGGCATATGGCAATCCCAACGTGACGGTGGTTGACGGCTATACGATTCGGGAACATTAATGCCGACCTTCACCATAGAAGCACCAAACGGCAAGCAGTACACTATCGAGGGCGAGAATGCCCAAGGAGCGTTTGAGGCACTGAAGAAACATCTGAGCGTTAAGCAGCCGGATAAATACCAGCAGGCGGCCATTGATGAAGATAAGGCGATCGGCGGGACTTCCGAGGCCGGGTTCACCCGCAGGCTGACCCACGGTGCCACGTTGGGCGCGGACAGCACGCTTTTAGCCGCGGCAACAACTCCACTGGAAATGATCAAACGGGGCACCATTGACCCGCGCGAGGGCTACAACTACGCCAAAGCTCGCGAAGACTACATCATGGACAAGTCGAGGCACAAAACTGGACTTTTGGGGACGGCTACCGAGGCCCTCGGCGGGGCCGTTACCGCAGGTGGGTTGGCGAAGAATGGTATAACAGCAGCCAGGTTTATCCCCGAAGGCCTATCGAAGGGCAGGGCGTTCCTTGCGGGTTCGGCGGCTAGCGGGGCGGACGCATCTGCTATTGGTGGCATATCGGGGGCAATGGAAGGCAATGGTCTTTCGGAGCGCGCGACGAATGCCGGTATCGGCGCGACCGTGGGCGGGGCTATTGGCGCTGTGACACCGGGCGTTTTGACTGCGTTAAAGATCTTGGCAACTCCTATCACCAGTCAATTCGCGGCACGATCTAATCCAAAGGCTTATGCAGAGGCACAAGTCGCCCGAGCGATATCCGAAGGAAAGACCACCCCCCAGGAGGTTGAACTTGCTTTGCTACATGCCCAAAACGAAGGGCAGGGCGTTTTCACCGTAGCTGACGCCCTTGGTAATCCAGGCCAGCGTATGCTTTCGACGGTTGCCAGATCGCCCGGAGAAGGCCGTACAGCGGTTGTCGATACTCTTAACTCCCGACAGGGCGATCAGGGCCGAAGGCTGACAGGGGCCTTCCAGGAGGCGTTTGACGCGCCATTAACGGCTGAGCAAACCCGCGCTGGAATGGTTAAGCAAGCCAATGCCGAAGCGGGCGTCAATTATGCGCCCGTTAAGGCAGAGACCCAGCCGATTGATGTTAGCCAGCCGGTGGCACTTGCAAACCGCGCTATTTCTCCCGCTGCCGACAATCTGGCAGCGGCACGTGAGGCGCTGCCAACAGACTTGGCGGCCCGCTCTGGTATTGAGGGTGCCGAATCTGTCCTGCGCGACCCGATAGGCAACGCACTGAAGGAGGCGCGGTCATACTTGGCGGCGCCGACGCTGACGGCCTCCAATGTTGGTAAGGCATTCCGCGCCAAAACGAACATTGACCAGATGATTGCCAAGGCGGCGGAGAACAAGCAGGGCGCACTCATTGCCGAACTAACCCCTGTCAGGGATGCTCTGGACGAACAACTAGCTAAAACCTCGTCTAACTATGCAAAGGCGAGGGATGCCTACAGGGTTCGCCAGCAGCGGATTGAGGCCTTGGACAAGGGCAAGGAAGTTGGTTCTAAGCAGGGCCGGCCGGAAGATGCGATAGACCAATTCAACCCGCTGGACGCGGAAGGGAAGCAGGCCTTCCGGGCGGGCTATGTTGACCCGCAGATTAGCCAAATACGGAATTCAGCGTTCGGGACGGACAAGGCTAGGCCATTCTCATCAGATGCGGTGAAACAGGAAATTGAAGCATTTGCGGTGCCGGGGCGTTCGGATGCTTTGCTGCGGAAATTAGACCGCGAAAATACGATGACGCAAACCCGCAACCACTCATTGAGCGGGTCAAAGACGGTTGAAAACCTGAATGATGATGCAGCGATGTCCGTATCCCCAGAGGTGCTGGGAGTGGTCAAGAACATCGTGACCGGGAATTTCGGCGCTGCGGTCAAGTCTGCAATCTCGGCAGGCCACAATGCATTCAGCGGCAACACGCCAGCGGTGCGGCAGGAGGTTGCTAAAATTCTTCTGCAGAACGGCAAAAGCATCCCCGACAAGCGCCTAGAGGCAATGGTCGATGCTGTCATACGCCGCTCACAGCGCGCAGCCGAAATCGCGGATAGCATCCGGCGCGGGGCAGTTGGGGGCGCTGCGGTGACCGGCCCCGGTCAAAACCGCCGCTAGTGAGTAAGCCAATGCAGGACGAACAAGCTGATTATCCACGACGCGGCGTAGGCTAAGGCCGGCGCCGCTCCCGAACCAAAAATAGGCTCATCAACCCGCCCTTCTTCGGCGGGTTTTTTCATGGGATTTTCTTGAATGGCTGGCTCCATAAGCCTCAGTCTATCACAGCAATTCGACAGTACGGGAGCCCCTTTAAACGGGGGCCTTCTGTATTTTTATGTTGCCGGGACCACGACTCCCCAATCGGCCTATCAGGACTATTCGCTGACCATTCCATGGCCGAACCCGATGGTTTTGGACTCGGCAGGGCGAATTCCGGCCTTTTACCTCGCCGATGGGCAGATCAAAATCAGGCTGACTGACGCGGCGGGCGTCACCCAGGTGTCGGCGGATAACCTCCTGGTTGTGGGAGCCTCGGCGGGTACGGGAACGCCTCCCACGGTAGACGCCACGACGGTATTCAGCGCGGGCGACACCAAATGGCGGTACGGAACGGGCGTGCATACCGGCTGGGTCCGCCTCAACGGACGGACGATCGGTAACGCCGCCTCTGGGGCAACAGAGCGGGCTAACGCTGATACCTCTACCCTGTTCTCGTACCTTTGGACCCAGGACGCAACTGATCTTCTTCTAACTGTATCGACTGGCCGGGGAGCGTCGGCGGCGGCCGATTACGCCGCTGGTAAAACCATTACGTTGCCCGACGTTAGGGGGCGTTCGTTCTTCGGCCCCGACAGCATGGGAAGCACGGCTGCCGGTCGTCTCGGTTCGGGCGTGGGAACGTTCCTCACCAACAACGACAAGGTGGGGGCTGGGGCTGGCTCCGAAACCAAAGTTTTGGTCACCGCGAACCTTCCCGCCTATACGCCGACCGGCACTATCACCAATGGTGCAATCACATTTTCAACTATGCAGGTTACGTCTGCCGCTACGGGGGCGAACGCGGGATTCACGACGGGGCCAAGCACCGCAAATGCTGACATGACAAGCCGAAGCGGCGTGGCTCAGGCGACCACCACCTTTGCGGGCGTGGCACAGGGCGGTACCAGCACGGGCTTTGACAAGACGCCGCCCGCCATTCTCTTCACCCCCTACATGAAATTGTAAAAACATGAGGGCCGCTTGATGTACACAGGGCAAGTCGCTGAAATCTCCAACCAGGCAACGTGGGCAAGCGATGTCTATGAACTGGTTGACGAGGAAGACGGCACCACAACCGACCTGACCGACCCGTTGCTTGATGTCGATATCGTCGTGACCATTCGCGATATGTGCGAGGGCTCAACGGACCTCGTAACGGCGAGCATTGCTGACGGCAAGGTCACGATCCCAGGCCCCGGCTTTCAATGGCAATTCGAGGTTTCTGACCTGACGGGGCTATGCGCGAAAACGTACAGACTCGGCGCGAAGATCACGATCGATGACTTCGTGACAGACATCATTATCGGCACAATCTCTGTAATGGACGGAAACTGATGGCATTAAAACTCAAGCATCGCGTCCAGTTTCCGGCGCTCGTCACGGTTCAGTCGCCCGTCGTTCTCTCAAAGGTTGGCATCAGCTACGATTTTAGCATTGACGCGGCTACCTTGACTACCAGCGTTGCTGGTCTTCTGACGGGTACGAGCGGCCATTATGTGCCTTATCTCGATGGTGCCAATACATGGTCGGCAAACCAGCTTCTTAGCTCGGGCTCCATTGGATACACCACGGGAGCGGGCGGAACGGTTACGCAGGCAACCAGCAAAGCAACCGGCGTAACGCTCAGCAAGTCATCTGGCGCCATAACGATGAACAACGCTGCATTGGCGGCGGCAACGATTGTTTCATTCACGCTGACCAATACGTTGATTGCGGCGACGGACGTTCTTGTCCTGAACCACATATCGGGCGGAACGGTTGGCTCCTACACGCTCAACGCTCAGTGCGCGGCGGGGTCAGCGACCATCAACATCAGAAACAACACGGCCGGTTCGCTTGGCGAGGCCGTAGTGATCCAGTTCGCGTTGATTAAGGGCGTCAACGCCTAGCATTTTCTGCTTAGGCACACAGTAGCCGAGAACAAGGAAGCTTAAGAATATCGCGGTCCAAACCGTCACACCTGAAATCTTCAAAATAAACCCTCTGCCGAACAGAATTTAAGCACGCAACCTCGCTGCGTTCAACGCTCGATCTGAGGTTGAATTAACCGACTCAAATCATTGAGGAATTGGGATGATAACTTGGCCAAAGGACACCACGGCTGCGAAAAACGCATTCTATGGGAACTTCAAGCTTGCCAGCTTCCAGGCCGAGCATCTGACCCGGATCAAGCCGCCTTTCATGATGTTCTATGACAAGAAGCCGATGAAGACCGGCATCCTTGTCAACAAGGCTTGCGCGGCTGCGATGATGGCTGCGTTCACCGAGATTTGGGACAAGTGCGACCACGACGAGAAGAAGGTCGCGGCCACTGGCGCAAGCGATTTTGGCGGGTGTTTCAATATCCGTAAAATCGCAGGGAGCGCCAACAGTTGGTCAAATCACTCGTGGGCCTGTGCGATCGACCTGAGCCCAGCAACAAATGGTTTCTATCAGAAGGGCACCATCGGCGAGACCGTCGTGAGGGCCTTCAAGAACACGGGAGCCTTCTGGGGTGGAGACTACAAAGGTCGCCGCGACGATATGCATTTTGAATACGTCTCCCGATGAGTCTCATCACCCAACACCTTCACCTTACCGATAGGGACACCGCCGAGCGTCTCTGTCGAATTGAAACAATGCTCGGTTCAATCATCTCAAACCAGGAGACGTTTAAAATGTCGTTCGAAGACCTCAAGGCAGCTCAGGCGGAAACCGACGCCAAGGTGGAAGCTGTTGCCGCTGACATCGCGGTGCTGATGGAAAAGCTTGCTGCAATTCCCGTTCCCGGCATGACCCCGGAGCAGGAAGCCGCGCTGGCTGATGCCGTGGCGCACGCCAAGGCTATCAATGACCGGCTCGGCGCCATCGACGCCATGAACCCGTAAGGAGATAACAATGACTGGCGAACAAGTCTGGGGCGTTGTCCGCACCATTCTGGCTGCTGTTGGCGGTTGGGCTGTTGCAAAGGGCTATGTCTCGAATGAACTGCTGACCGCGATCCTCGGCGGCGTCGGCACGATCTTTGTTGCTGCGTGGTCTGTCTTCGCCAAGAAGCCGACTGCGTGACCGCTTCTACAATCCTCTCGATTATCTCCGCAGTCTTCACTGTCGCCCGTTGGCTGATCGGTTATGCCGAACAGCAGAAATGGATGGCAGCGGGGGCTGCGGAGGCAGCTTTAAAGGGACTTCAGGACGCCGATGCTGCGATTTCAAATGCCAACAAAGCCCGTGCTGACATGCATGATGCTAACACTCGCGATCCCGCTAGCATCTTGCGCGACGACGACTCCTTCCGCCGTCCCGACTGACAAGGTGGCCTGTGCAGCCTTTAAGCCGATCTACTGGAGCGGCAAGGATACGCCGGCCACGGCTGCGGAAGTGAAAGAACACAACGCCGCATGGAAGGCCATTTGTCAGAAGGCCGCTAAACCAGCAAAAGCCGCTGGCGTTACTTTCAAGGACCGTTGGTACGAAGGCGTCAAAGTCGCGGCGACGGTATTCCGATGAGTGACGAACTCCAGCGCGCAATGGGCCGGGTAGAGGCCAAGGTTGATCTTCTTCTGGAGCGCTCCGGCGGCTACGAAAAGCGCCTCGGGGCGGTCGAGAAGAAGGTTTATTGGGCCTCAGGCGTATCAGCCGTCCTCGCCTACATCGCCACAAATTTCATCGGCAAACACTAGGGACATCATATGCGATTAATCGCCATTGCGCTGCTTGCCTGGCTTGCCGCGTCGCCAGCCCATGCCGTTAACGAACTTCAAGGGCAGCCTCTCTCCAAGATCGAGGAGATGGGCAAGCTACACGGCGTCATCATCGAAAGGTTAAACGACGCTGACACGGCCAAGATCGACGCCGCCACGAACCCGAGGCCGAAGCCATCAACGATCTATCTTCTGACGCTCGGCTCCAGTGTTATGATCGCTCTCGTTCATGATGGGATGGTGATTTTCTCCAGTGATCCAATCGATCTGGCGACGATCAACAAGATGCTCGGTCGCTCGGGCGCCTGAAATGTTCCTCGGCATCATTCTTTTCATCGTCGGAATGTTCATCGCCACCCAGAACACGCAAAGCAAGATCGCGTGGCCTTTGATTGTTGTTGGCCTTGTTCTGATTGCGTTGCCAGTTAGGGCTCACGACCACGACCACCCAGAACTTGATCAATGGTACGCAGGCTTGATGCAGCCGGATAATCCCACAGCATCGTGTTGTGGCAAGGCAGATGCGTATTGGTGTGATGACTACTACGCCAAGGACGGCAGGGCCTATTGCAAGATTACCGATGACCGCGAGGTGGATGGCCGCCCTCCGGTCCCTGTCGGGACTGAAGTAGAGATCCCCGATCGCAAGCTGAAGTGGGACCGGGTCAACCCAACCGGGCACAGCGTCGTGTTTCTGAGTTCTGGTGGCTCGGTCTTCTGCTTCGTTCAGGCGGGAGGTGTCTAGGTGGGAGCCAAAGCCTGCTCTGATGAAGAGTTCGTTCGGCTATTCCAGACACTCGGAGCAACAGAAGCGGCAAGGCAGTTAGGATGCAGCGAGAGGGCGATCTATAAGCGCAGGGCAAGGCTTTCTAGGTATGATTTCATCACGGCGCCGACGAAACAAGCGGTCAATTTTCCTGGAAGACTTCCACTAGAAATCCGCAACGGAACTGCGCTGATTGGTTCTGACTTCCATATCTGGCCCGGTGAACCATCCACTTGCCTTCGAGCATTCAAGAAGTTCGTAGACGATATTAAGCCAAGTGCCGTCATCCTCAACGGCGATGTGATGGACTTTCCGAGGATCAGCCGACATCCCCAGAATTGGGAGAAAGCGCCAGATCCACAGGAGGAAATCGAGGCGGTCCAAGATCACCTCAACGATATCGTGCAAGCTTGTAAGCGCGGCGCGTACAAAATCTGGACCCTTGGAAATCACGACGCTAGGTGGGAGGCTACGTTCGCCAACTCGGTCCCGCAAATGCGCGGCGTTAAGGGCGTGCATCTGGCCGATCACTTCTCCGGCGTTTGGCAGAAAGCAATGTCCTGCTTCATCAACGAGGGCATCGAGGGCGGCGCAACGATGGTGAAGCATCGTTGGAAGTCTGGGCAGGGCGCCCCAAGGGCAAATACTTTAAATGCTGGTGTCCATATGGTTACGGGCCATCTGCATAGCCAAAAGGTTATCCCTGTGTCTGATTATCGTGGGGATCGCTATGGGGTTGATACTGGCTGCGTGGCCGATAAACAGCACAGGGCCTTCTCGTATACAGAAGATTCTGCGCTCGATTGGCGGTCTGGTTTTGCGGTTCTCACTTATCGGGATGGTCGTCTTATGTATCCCGAACTCGTGACAAAATGGGACGACAAACACGTGCAATTTCGCGGGAGTCTGATAAGGTGTTAAGCGAAGCAGCGCGTTGCTGGTAACAGCGCGCCGCTTCTGACCAGACCAACCTTGTCGGAGGCTAGAATGGCTACAGAGCTTTTATACCGTTTGGCTTGCGAAACCAAGATTTGTAGCAAGTGCAAATCATCCAAACCTCGTTCAGATTTCCCCCTTCAGCGCGGTAAAGAGCGCTCTCGTTGCAAGACGTGTCATACCGCCGACGCGATGGATTGGGTATCTCGGAACAGGGAGAAGCGGCTTGCGTATGCGAGGTCTTGGGTAAAGAACAACCAAGACAAAATCAAAGCCTATCCTAAAAAGCCGTATCGAGAGATGTCGGACGAGTACAAGGCGAAAAAGGCTGCCTACTCGAAGAAACGACACCTCGAACGCAAATACGGGATGACCCAAGCAGACTGGGACGCGATGTATGCCTCACAGGGCGGCGTCTGCGCTATCTGTAAGGTTCCCGGCCGTGTCGGCAAACACGGCAAGCTTGCGGTCGATCATTGTCATTCTACGGGGCGCGTTCGCGGTCTGCTCTGCACACCTTGCAATATCTCGATCGGCATTCTCGGGGAGACCCCCGAGCAATGGGAAGTCGTCTGGAAATACTTACGGGGTGACTGATGGTTTGCAGGGGGCGCGAGTTTCGACGGAAGAGGCCCCGCTCTCCATCCCATCGCCGCAATAGGCGCCGTCCGTTCATGATTGATGCCGAAGAATTTGACTTCATGGATGAATGCGAAATGGATGATTGGATGTTCGGATCGTCCGGCGGGAACGTAATATGAACGTCTACCTCGCCGGCCGCATCCGCGGCGTCGAAAACTACGCCGAGACATTCGCGAAAGCCGCCGACAAACTCCGCATGGAAGGTTGGACCGTTTTCAATCCCGCAGCCGCCAACCAGGAAGGCAGGCCACTCCGCAAGATCATGGCCTATCTTCTGACGTGGCTATGTGAAGAAGCTGACGCGATTGCGATGTTGCCGGGTTGGTGGCGTAGCGGCGGCGCTCGCATTGAATGGATGCTGGCGAAGTATCTCAAATTGAAAATCATCTACTTATAAAACCTCACCACCACTGACCTGCACAGGCCCGCTCACGCGGGCCTTTTTCTTTAACCCTCGGAAAGGATACCAAAGTGGCTACATTCAACAAGTTCAACTCGTTTGTCGAGGCCGTGGCCGAGAAGGTCCATAATCTGGGCTCGGACTCTCTCAAGATAGCGCTAACGAATACGGTGCCGGTCAATACCAACACGCAACTGTCGAACATCACTGAAATCAGCTACACGAACCTCTCTGCCCGCACCGTCACCACTTCCGCGTCGGCGCAATCATCAGGCACCTATAAGTTGACGCTGACAGATCTTGTTCTGACAGCCTCGGGCGCGGTCGCCACTTTCCGTTATGTCGTGCTCTACAACGATACGGCGACCAATAAGGAGTTGATCGGTTGGTGGGACTATGGCTCTGCCGTCACCATGGCGAACGGTGAAACGTTCACTATAGATTTTGACGGCACCAATGGCGTTCTGACGATCGCCTAAGCCATGGCATTTGGTCGGTTGGGAGAGCTAGGGCGCGGGTTCGGTCGGTTGGGCAGCGGCGGGAAGGTCGGCGACCCTATCATCCCTGGAGTCATCACGGCCTCAAAAGGCACCTTCACTCTTACGGGGGATGACGCTGGCCTGGTGTACAGCCGGCTTGCCTTGGCCGCTGCTGTCGGGGCCTTCACTCTCACGGGCCAAGATGTTGGTCTAACTGCGCCATCTGGATCTAAGACCATAGCTGCCAACACTGGCACATTCGCGCTTAATGGCTCCGATATGGCACCAGTGCACAACTATAGTCTGGTTGCTGATGTTGGGGCGTTTACCGAAACGGGCGTAGCAGCTGGCTTGCTTTACAATCGCAATATTGCCTCTGACGTCGGGGCCCTCACCCTGACCGGTCAAGCGGTGACGCTGACTTACAGCGGTGCAGGCGGTGGCACGCAAGTTATCTTCCTGACTAGCGGAACGTCGTGGTCTGTCCCTGCGGACTGGAACAGCGCCAACAACACAATCGAAGTCATTGGCGGCGGCGGCGGCGGATCGGGCGGCGGTGGCGGTGCCAACGGAAACCTTGGCGGCGGCGGCGGTGGTGGTGGCGCGTATTCAAAAATTACCAATCTGACACTTACTCCGAGTGGTAGCGCTACAATTCAAATAGGTGCTGCTGGCACGGCAGGTGCTTATCAGGCGGATGGCGTAGACGGCGGTGACACATGGTTTAATGGTGCTTCGCTCGCTGCATCATCTGTTGGTGCAAAGGGCGGTGTTAAAGGGTTGTGGGGCGGTGCAGGCGGCACCGGCGGTACAGGCGGTGCCGGCGGAGATTCTGCATCCGGAATCGGAACAACCAAGAATAGCGGTGGTGCTGGTGGCTCCAATGCTGGCGGCAATCGCGCGTCGGCGGCCGGCGGCGGTGCTGGCGCTCCAAGCGGAGTTGGTCGAGCAGGTGGTCCATCGGCGGCGGGCGGAGCCGGTGGCGGCGGTGGCGGTGCGGGAGCGGGTAGCGCGACCGCGGGCTCTGCACCGAGCGGCGGCACGGGCGGTGCTGGCGGTGCAGGCAGCGATGGCACATCAGGTGGTGCGGGCGGAGCGAGTTCAGGCGCATCTGGTTCAACGCCAACTGCAGGAACTGGGGCTAGTGGCCCCGGCGGAGGCGGAGGCGGAGGCGGCTCAGATAATACCGCGCATGTTGGCGGCACGGGTGGCGCTGGCAAAGAATGGGACGCTACCCACGGTGCGGGCGGCGGTGGCGGTGGCTCTCCAAGCGGTGTCTCAGCAAGTCCTGGAGCGGGTGGACCCGGCGGTCTTTACGGAGGCGGAGGGGGAGGCGGTGGCGGCAGTGTGGCGACTACCGCCGGTAGCGCTGGTGCCGCCGGCGCTCAGGGCATCATCGTAATTACGTATACACCATAGGCTCATAAGTGGTGAATAGACTTTGGCAGGCTCATGGCAATAGCCAGGAGATGAACAGCGGCGGCAGCGACTTCGCTCATGGCTATGTAGGGTTATACGAGGCGGGCGCTGCTGTTCCGACTGACTTAACGACCCGTTTCAATACGGGGCCGGAGGAGTGGATATCCGATCAAGCCACGGTACTTGCGGCCAAACGAATTGGGGCCGTCAACATCGTTACGATACGGCCATGGGCTTACCTCCCTGCCGATTACCTTTCATTGTTCGGCAACGACGCGAATGCTTGGGCAGCCCACATCACGCCGTTTCTCGATACCTACATTGCAGCGGGCTTTATGGTGGTGTGCATCACGTCGTATGCGAGCAGCGCGCAATCCAATATCAATCGCGCCGCGCAAGATCCGCTGATCCGATCATGGGTAGGGACGCACTGCACGGCTGTGGCTGACGTTGCGAGTGACCCCATCCTCGGCAACGACGCGACGCGCGACGATCTGACTTATTTCGAACCGGGCGGCCATCTGACGGATGCGGGACAGGCCATCCTCTATTCGTATTTCGCGCCGGTCATGGATAGCATCGGTCCCGGCGGTAGACTCCTATGGAGTAGCAGGCGCTAAATGCCAACCAAAAACCTCGTTTCAGACTTTGGCGGCGTCGGTGATGCTCAACGACAAACAGTCAACATCACCGTTTCGTCCGGATCTCCTACTCTGACTGTAAGCACTGGCATCTTTGTCTCGGGCGATAACGGCAAAATGATCTCCGTGTGGGATGGAAGCAATTTTAAAAACGCGACCATCTCCGGGTTTACCAGCTCAACTGTCGTAACCCTGAATAGCAACTTCTCCTGGAATTCTACCGCGTCGTCTTCAGACGTTTTATGGGGAACCAACAACTCACGTGGATCCTTTCAGTCGGGTTTGCTTCCCGTCATCCCTGAACGGGCGAGCTTTGCCAGCCGGATCAGCTCGTCGAGCTGTTCGCTGTCCATTTCGATCCAGGCTGCGTCAACGCCGTCAATATGCGTCGTGACGATCACCTTTAATGCCGTCCATGCAATGTGGATGTGGTTTGCTCCCTTGGCTTTCTCGGCGGCAGCCATAGCAGCTGATATGATCGCTCCAACGCTCGCGCGAGCGTTCTGCCCACGGCTTGCGTCGCTCCTGCTGCCGCCTCCGTTGCCGCCAGTGGTAAATTCGGCCGGCGGTTGGCTGCCGGCGTTCCCTCCGGTGTTTCCGGACGGCGTAGAGCTACAATAGTTGCCGCCGCCGGCCGCGCCTTGGGTTTGCCATTTGGTCATCGTTCGGGGATCCTTTGAATCTATTGTAGCATAGGTCTTGACGGCGGGATATTGGGGACAATCAGGACGGTGTTTGGCCCGTCCGTTTAGTTTGACCGTTCAAAATGAACTGGACATTGCCTCTAGAGGTGTCGAACATCCCAGCCAACTCGTCTTGAGTTTTGTGCAAGCTTAACCGCCTCATTTCCTCAGCTTGAGCTATCGTAATCCTTCCCATCGGCCCATATTTGTTGCGCTTCGTCGTCCCGTGAAAGCGGCGGTCGAGTTGGTTGCCAGATGGCGTCTTCCATGAGATGTGGCGCGGGTGGACGCATTTCTCGTGGCCCTTACCGCAAGAGTGAGAAGCTTGATGCTTGTCCGATGGCGGCTCCCCATGGATAAGCGTGCACATATAGCGATGGGCGTAGAATCTCACGCCGTTGCACTTAAAATGCCCATATCCTCTAGTGTCAGAGAACGGCCAGATCAGACAATCATCCCTGTCATAGCCCGCGTGATCTTCTAGCCACTTCTGACAGGCGCTTTTTCCTTTGCTTCGATGAGGAGTTCCGGCAAGGTCTAGCCGTTCTTTATGCGGGGGAACGCCGCGGCCGCTTGCGGAATGACACGCTCCGCCCGTTGGCGCTCCACACTTCGGGCACGGTGCCTCATGGCCTGCTATCATTAACTTTGTCCTCTTTGCTCTGACGGATGTTGGCCAAGTTCGAAAGTGCCCGCGTCGATCGGTTGGGCATCATACAGCTTCACCCCTCTTTTGATTAGAGCCTCGCGCAGCCGCTGGTCAGTCTCATC